TCACTTAAAGCTTCTATAACAATCTCATACATCTCAGAGAAATTACTCAGTAGTAGTTCGTTTAACCACGCAGAATCTTTATGGTACGCTCTAGTTTTGCCATCAAGATAAGCTGATTTACCTAAAGTATAAAAAGGATAATCTTTACTACGGGGTTCCCATAGTTCCCTATATTCTAATAGGTTAGATTTTATTTCATGGGTATCAATGTCTAATAGGTGTCTATCAAGTTCCATAGTGCTTACAGTGCTTATATGTTATTGGTTATTTATCATAGCACATACAACAAAAAAGCGCACCATTAATTTAACGGTACGCTCTAGGTTTATCACATAGTATTATATGAATTTCTCCAAAAGGATTACTATTGATAACTGACATGGTTATACGCACTCATGCCTTACGTTTTTTTCTTTCCCTTGTACTTGTTTCGGACACTAATTTTTTAGTAGAGTCTCGTTTAAATGAACGATTTTTAGACCTAGCTTGAATCTTTACCCCTGTTTTATTAGACCCACCCTTAGACAGTGCTTTTTTGTGGGCAATATCTTTACCCTCTCGTTTATCAGCCTTACCATTTTTATTAGCATCTTTACCAGTTTTGTCCATAGCACGCCTAGCTTTTTGACGCTCCATACGGTCTGCATGAACGCTTGCTTTCTTTTTGCGTAAAGCGTATTCTTTTTTATAAGGTCTAGGTGTTTTGGTGTAGGCCATGATTATTTCCCATTGTGTGCACAGCTTAGAACAGGACACCATCGGCATCCAAAATTAGGCACAGCGTTAAAAGTATCGGATGCATATGCAGCATCTATTCGATGTATTATTTTACCCCATTCTTCATACATTGAGTCAACTTTTTTACTGGTATAGTCTTCTTTAATTAGTTCTTTGCTAACTAAAAACATCAACGCTGACTTAATGCTTTCAACTTCTGGAAAATGTTTAAATACCCCTACACCCATTAAGGATAACTGCCTTGTATCAGCGTATTGGCTAGACTTACCTGTTTTGTAATCAATTACTGTAGCTAAGTTGTTCTCTTTGTCAATGATTAATAAATCTAATACACCACGCCACCACACATCATCAGCAAAAAACCCTGTAGGTTCTAAGTCTTTGGTCAACCCAATCTTATGCTCACAGTATATATCACCTGGAATCTGTTTAACTTTATCTAGTATAGATTTAAACTGCATGAACTTCTCAGGTAAAGGTACAGCATCACGTACGTATAACTCCGCTGCTTTGTGAACTTCGTTACCATATAAAAAATGTTTTTGATTAGGGTCAGTCTTAATATCTTTAGCTACATATAGATGATAGTAATGCTTAGGGCATTTTTCAAATGTAGTAGCACTTGAGTAAGACCATGTTTTTAGTGTGCTCATTATTTTGCATCCTTATAGTTATGCCCAACTCCAATTTCGCAACCAAGAGGTAAATCTGTACACCAATCGGGGGCAGTAGTCATACACTTATTAACAAATGATACGCATTCTTCTGTTTCATTTTCAGGACACAACATGACTAACTCATCATGCACTGTCATTACAACTCTGTATTTTCTAGAAACAGCTACTAACTGTTCTCCAATAATGTCTCGTGCTAATGATTGTATACACCTTTGAAATACTTTAGCTGGATGTATATACTCATGTGTTAGCGTTCTACCTATTAACTTATCGTACACCCATGAATCTCTTCCAGTCTTCGCATCTACTATCTTTCTTAATCCAGGCAAACCTAAAATCATTTTGTTAGGCTTTAACATACCAATTTTAGGTATGCTAGTTATTATATTATTTTTACCCATAGCATAACCTTGTCCTGCATGTACAGCATCTAACATCCAACCTGCGTCGTGCCAAGCTTTTACTAGCTCAGGGTTAGAGTTTCTAAAAGCATACACAATGTTTTTAACCTCATTTAAATCTTTCTCAACTCCGCCAGCTTTAAGTATGCTATGCATTTTAACATGCCCTACTCCATATATACCTGAAAGATTAACGACTTTAAATATGTAACGTACCTCCTTGCTAACCTTATCGTAAGATGTTCCTGTAATTTCAGAAGCTGATTGCTTGTATAAGTCAATACCTTGTTTAATTAAATCTACTTTAGCAGTCGACTGAGCAAACCAATATGCTAAACGTAGCTCGATGTTACTTAAATCAGATACCACGAGTTTGTAACCTTTGGGTGCACACAGTGCTCTTCTAAGTTGTGAAGTGCGAGGAAGATTTTGCATGTTAATACCATCAGCTCCGCTCCATCTATGAGAAACAGTAGCACCTGCATACTTTAATGGTACTGGTAGTAAACCTCTATTAGCAATGCCTATAAAATTCTCTGTACGTGATTCTTCTATAGTGGATTTGTTACCAACACGAGCGGCTGCAAGTATTTGAACTCTCTCATCAGCATGGTTCATCAAACTAATAAAGCCTTCGTCTGTCTTAGCAAATGCGTATGTTTCTTTGCCTGTAGTTGCACTTATCTTAACAGGTATAGTTACACCTAAAGAAGCTAAGAGTTCGGCAAACTTGGGGTTGCTCATTAAATATTTTTTATCTAAAACGCCATCGTCTGATTCACCATCGTCAACTGTTATAATGTCTTGAGCCTTATCCAAAAGGTCTTGCTTACTAGTTCTCACAGCATCTAAATGTTTTAATAGTAGTACTTTATCTATTACTAATTTAGGTTCTGTAAACATTCTAATAGTTAAGTCTATTAGTTTTATTTCAATAGCTGTAAATTTTGAAATCATATGGTGGAATAAATGATATGTCAGGTCTACATCATTGATACAGTAATCTCCATATCGGTCAATCTCATTAGGCTTAAAATCTTTTCGGTGTTTACCTAAAGCATCAAGAACCTCAGTACCTTTCTCACCTATGTTATATAATCTCGATAAATTTTTTAAAGACACAGACTCGGTTAAGCCATGGAGTATTTGACCCATGCCCATAGTGTCCATTAAACCTAAAGGACGAATATTAAATATCCAGTTAAGTATAGCTCCATCAAAACGCATGTTGTGGCCTATACAGAAACTACCTTCGAAATCGAAAGTACTTAAAAACTTTTGGATTTCAGAATGAGTTCCTGTACACCATACAGTCGCATCTTGGTTTTCTTTGACAGCTACCCCAATGACCTCAAACTTATCACTACGTATATACTCCTCAGTAGTGTATTTTCGTAAGCCATAATCTTTATCATAGTAAGTTTCAAAATCAATAACTATTAGGTTGTTCATTTTTTCCTCTCGTTTTTGCAAAAGCCTTGAAGCTCCCTTGTATGTCCACACCACCACTGTTTATAGAAGTAGGTTGCAGACTCCCCACATTTATGGCATATCCTTTTTTTGTTAAAGTTTGTTGGCATATAAAGTATGCTCATCCCTGCAATCTGCCGAACACCATCGTCGTGTGTCAATTACTTTCTTTTCGCACCAAATGCATTTGCCTGTCTCATTATTTTCTATTGACGTGTTTACTGAGTTAAGACTAACAGTTAATCTATTCTGTATTTCTTCGTTAGCTTTGTCTACATCATCACTCATCTTTTATTTCCTCTTGCTCTATTCGTTTGTTAGCATACCATATCATTTTTTGTAAATCTTCTGTTAAATTATTTTTGTACAGGCATCTCAATAGGTACTTACCACATTGCCACAACAAAGGTTCGTGAGGGAAAAACTCTTGCAGTATCTCAATGACTTCCCACTTATGTGTAGTGTAATGTTTAGGGTTGTTGACATTATCTTTCATGTTCTGAAGTCCTTTATAGTAACGAACAAAATCCTATGGGCAGGAATATGTTCGAGTGTAATATAAAATTAATCCATTAACTTTATTTGATTTAATAATAAAGATACAGCATTTATATCTGTTTCGTCAACTACCATAGCATAACCACCTGCTGTTTGTATAGCTTTTAAATTTTTAGATTGTAATACAGTTGGAGTATTGCCATTGGCTTTGCATTCTATACCAATGAACTTTCCTTGATAGCATACTATGATGTCAGGTACGCCTATTGTCATGTAGCCACTAGCTACGGGGAAAAAATAGTAAGCCTCAAACTGTTTTAGTATTTTAACAATTTGAGACTTAACCCATTTCTCTGTTACTTTTCTTTTCATCTAAGGTATATTTTTCTCTGGCCAATTATCTTTACATCGTCCCATGCCACTTATTACTGTTTCATGCACCTCTAGAAACATTTTGTCACCACACAGAGTACGAGTAAAATCAGTACCTCCCTCAGATATATACTCAAGATACAAACGGTCAGAAGGTTCTTCTACTAATATAAAGAACTCA